AGATGATTCTTACCCAGATCGAGATAGAACCTCAGACGGCTGGATTGGCGATGTCCGTCATTCAGCGCGTGCTTCTGACCACAATCCTGATGCAAAGGGTATCGTCAGAGCCATTGATATTGACAGGGATTTATCTGGAAAGAAGAAGCCTGACCTCATGCCTGACCTTGCGGATCAGATTCGACACGCAGCAAAGTCTGACAAGCGCATTGCTTACATCATATTCGCAGGAAAGATTGCTTCCCCTCGCATGGGGTGGCGCTGGCGCAAGTATTCTGGAATCAATCCGCATGACCATCATTGCCATATCTCTTTCACTACAAAGGGCGATACAGACGGTTCGTTCTTTAATATCCCAATGATAGGCGGCACAGCATGAACATGAAGCACCCAGCAATAGTCTCTCTTGGAGCGTTCCTAGCAGTTTGGGGTACAACCTCAAACTTTGCTCTGGACTATCGCTCTATCCTCGGTTCAATCGTGGCTGGCGTATTCGGATACGCAACTCCTAAACGATGAACGCAGTTGATCTCGCAGCTTGGGCTGTAGGAGTAATCACAGTCCTTGGTGGCGTGGCAACTTACACTCAGTTTATGATTAAGCATTACCTGACAGAACTTAAGCCCAACGGCGGTTCCAGTATTAAGGATCAGGTCAATCGCCTAGAGACGCGTGTCGATACCATAATCGAGATGTTAGGTAAGTAACACTTATCTCATGGCGAGAAAGCGACCAGTCATCGACCTCGATACTTACAGCGCGCTCGATGCTTATGCGATAGCCCTTAACGAGTTCTATAAGAGCTTGCGCAAGGCTGGCTTCTCAGAGATTCATGCCTTCTGGCTGCTCTCTGATCGTGAAGCTTTTCCTGACTGGCTGATCCCTAACCTTCCCAATCGAATCGACAACATACCCTACGATGACGATGACGAGGACTAATGAAGCGAATCGTAATTCTGAGCGATCTGCAAGTTCCCTTTGAGGACACGCACTTAACTCAGAACATAGCTAGATTCTTACAGAAATTTAAGCCAGACCAGACCGTAACCATTGGTGACGAGATTGACTTCCAGACCATAAGCAAGTGGTCAGAAGGTACACCTCAAGCCTACGAGCAGAGCCTTGGCGATGACCGAGACCGTTGTGTGAATCTCCTATGGGAGCTAGGAGTCACAGACTGCATACGATCTAATCACACAGACCGGCTCTATAACATCATAATGAAAAAGATTCCCTCATTCCTATCCTTGCCAGAGCTGCGCTTTGAGAAGTTTATGAAGTTCGATGAGCTAGGCATAACCTTCCATAAAAACCCGATGAACATAGCTCCTAACTGGATTGCGGTTCATGGAGACCATACGCCTATCAAGCAGCAGGGTGGGCTATCAGCCCTTGAAGCAGCCCGTAGGCATGGCAAGAATGTAATCTCAGGACATACTCACAGAGCAGGGCGTAGCGCCTTCACAGAAGCCTCTGGGGGGCGTTTAGGGCGTGTTCTGCATGGAGTTGAGGTAGGTAATCTCATGGACTTCAGACAAGCCTCATACACCAAGGGAACGGCTAATTGGCAGCAAGCCTTTGCAATTATGTATGTCCATAATTCTACGGTTCAGGTGGACATTATCAACATTGAAAAGAATGGCACCTTTATCGTGCAGGGCAAGGTCTATGGCAGAGTGCGGTGAGATTGGAATTCCTGACTTTGATGACGAGGATCCGTCTCAAATCGTTATCATTTCGTTATCTAAAAAAGGCGGTTGTCGCATACGCCTGATGTAATCTAGCCCTAACAACAACAGAAAGGGCTTGAAATGAATGTTTATGTTATGACTTTCTTATTCTCAGTCATCACTTATGGGCTGGGATATTACGCAGGGAACTCAGATGGCAAAGTCGAAGGTCGCATGGCTGTCCGCCGTCATTATGAGGATCGTGAACGCCAGATGAAGGTGAATCGATGAATGCTAGAGACTTTCTCAACGAAGCGAGAGCTACTATCCAAGACCGAGGACTTGATTACGGTCACCCATCGGACAATATGTCAAGGACAGCCGCACTCTGGAGCGCATACCTTGAAATGCCAGTTACTGATTATCAAGTGGCGATGTGTCTGGCATTGGTCAAAGTCGCAAGGTCAATGGAATCTCCAAAGCCAGACAATTTCATCGATGGCTGCTCGTACTTTGCGATAAGTGGTCAGCTCCATACTGAGGAGAACGACCTCTATGTGTGATGAATCTTGTCCATGTTTCTATTTCGGTTCTTGCCCTAATGATGAGGAGAATGAATAATGTTTAATCTACAGGATTATGAGACGGTTGCAGATCGTGTTGCTAGGTTCCAGAAGCTGCACTTAAGTGGCAGGATTGTCACCAAGGTCATCAGCTTAGATAACAGCAAGGGCGAAGTCCTAGCAATGGCTGAAGTTTACCGTGAGCATGAGGACACACAGCCAGCAGGAGTTGATTACGCCTTCGGAGTTGCATCAACTTATCCTCAATCGATGCGTAAGTTCTATGTAGAGGACACAGTAACCAGCGCAGTTGGCAGAGCGTTGAGCCTTGTGCTTGACACAGATAAGAAGCCAACCCGTGAGGACATGCAGAAGGTTCAGGCTCACCAAGAAGTAAAGGCTAAACTGTATGAAGTCAAGGCTAAGATGGCTGAGACTTCTCAGCAATATATTCCTGTAGAGAAAGAGAGTGATCCTTGGACAATCCAGACTGCTGCACCGGTGACAACAATGGAGCAAGCTGTAGAGACGGTGAAGGCTGTCCTTGGTGGCACTCCGATAGACGAGAGCTGCATTCATGGTGCGCGTGTCTGGAAAACTGGAACAAGCAAGCAGAATAAGCCTTGGGGTATGTGGAAGTGCATGGCTCAGATTCAAGGCGATGCAGAGCGTTGTGATCCTATCTGGTACGAGATTAGTTCTGATGGATCATGGAAGCCACAGGTGAAACGCTGATGGGATACATACAGTTCTTAAACCAAGATGGTGAATGGGAGCAATTCCCGAATGAGGAACAGAGAGCCAACCTTCGAGCTAATGCTGAATTGCTTGAGGAGTTGGGTTACAAGCTGATATGCCAGTTGTGTAACAAGTTCCCAACTAGAGCCCAGATTCGTAGCCGTTATCTATTGCATGAATGGGTCTGTGAGGATTGCCATACGGTCAATTCAGCAGGTAAAGCATGAGTCACACATATAACTTCAATGCCGGTTCATTTGGCTGGACTAATTGCGATTTATGCGACAACGATGTTATGTGTAATGAGTACACCCGTGATGACGGGCTAGTTCAATGGTTGTGTAAAAAGTGTGAGGACATCAATCACCTGTGACACGCCATAGAAAAGACCGAGGCTTTCGTACTGAGCGAGTAGTTGCAGCCTACCTCTCGCAATGGTGGAGAAGCGCAAGCGTTGGTCGAGGTGCTGGGAAGGATTGCCAGAATGTTCCGTTCGACATCGAGGTAAAAGCTAGGACAGACTTCCAGCCCTTAGCATGGTTGCGCCAAGCCACCAAGAGAGCAGCAGCTTCCAATGAGTTGCCTATCGTGGTGTGCCGTATGAATGGACAGGGTGAAGATGCTTCTGAGTATCTTGCTTTCATGCGGTTTGGTGACTTGGTTCAACTATTGCTAGATGCCGGTTACGGAGATATTCAGCAAGACACGGTAAACTTAGAGCCTGAGAGATGCGCACAATGCGGATCATGGAAGTTAGTGGGAGTTATATGCCGGACTTGCGAGAAGTTGCCTAATGCCAATTTATGAGTTCGAGTGTAATAACGAGTCATGCGAAGCCAATGCTAGGTATGACAAGGAACTATCTATAAGCGAGCCACATGATTTAGATTGTCCGTTCTGTGGTGAAACGATGAGAAAGGTGTACTCAAGTGTCCCAGCAGTCCATTTTAAAGGTTCAGGATTCTATTCAACAGATAAATAGAGGCTACATGCCGCCTAGTGCAACAGATGACTGGGCTACGCCTCAAGCGTTCTATGACAAGCTTAATCAAGTGCATCAGTTTGATCTTGATGTGGCAGCTTCGAGCTCTAATCACCTATGTGATGATTGGTACGGATTAGACCACCCAGATGAGTCACGCAGGAATGGCTTAGAAGTCGAGTGGTCTGGTCATGTCTGGTGCAATCCGCCTTATGGTAGAGGCATCAAAGACTGGGTTCTCAAAGCATCTCAACACACAGATTTAGTAGTGATGCTGTTACCAGCTCGTACTGATACTCGATGGTTTCATGATCTAGTTCTACCTAATGCAGAGGTGACATTTGTAAGGGGCAGGATTAAGTTTGGAGCTGGATTAGCACCTGCACCCTTCCCTTCAATGGTTGTGGAGTTCCCATGCTGCGAATAGATAGTTATGCACAGCCTGTGGATAAGTGGTTAAGAAACATACTTACACGCTTACGCCACGCCCAAGTTATCCACATGCTTGACACGGCTGGTATGCTCTTATGCAAGAGCCCTTCAGGGGCTCACCGCAAGCGCCTAAAGCGCGCAGCTTGCGGGGTTGCAATCGCATTAGTGGGAGCTCTATGCCTAGCTACTGAGGCATCTAGTGGCGACATCAGCAAACACCTAACAATCCATGAATTAGCTGATAAACAATTAACAGAAGTTCAGGAAGCATGCCACGATTCAATAGCATTTAGAGAATCATCTAATAACAGATATGCAGTTAATGGATCACATCATGGCTATTATCAAGGTAGAAGTAAGTACCTAAAGGGTAAGCCAGATGATGTCCAGTTCTATTGGTATTGGTACTATGTAAGCAGTAGATATGGGATCACAGAGTATGATGAGCCTGACTATTGCAAAGCATTACATCATCTAAGAGTTAAGGGTTGGCAATGAGTAGCAAGCGCAATGACCCTAGACTCTCGAGGAAGTACAAAGAGGTCAGACTTCGCAAGCTTGCACAAGATGCTTGGACTTGCTTCTACTGTGGTTATGAAGGCAAGGATATGACCATCGATCACATTATTCCAGTGAGCAAAGCACCTGAGTTAGCCATTGAGATGAGCAACATGGTCTCTTGCTGCAAGCCATGCAACAGCCGCAAGGGCTCACGCTCACAAGGGGTTTTTTTAGAGAGCATGCGTACCCCCCCTGTCTTTTCCTTT